CTTTCGAAATCCGGTAAAGCTCCTGCATAAAGCGGGATATTGCGAAATATCCCATAAATACAGGTACAAAAAAAGACGGGCTTGCAACCCGTCAACCCCGCTTACGCAGGGAATAACATCCGGCTATTATATCAGGACCATTTAGCCTGCTGGCTTTGAGTCATCCCTGCTTACGCGGGGAACCGGATGCCTGCATTGAAAGATGCAATCGTTAGAAAATCCTAACCGCCATTTCAATCCACGTCCGCAGGAACCCCGCGAACGACAGCAACACAACTGCACGATTCAACAACGCTCTCAAATGATCTATTGATCAAATTCAAACAACCAGCTATGCTGCGATAAATAAAGCATACACATTTCAATCCACAACCAAAGCTGAATTCGCTTTGGAAGACAGTCACAGTATACAAGGGCAGGAAATAAATAGCAACAAAAAGGGGAAATTTATTTCTCTTTTTTCTTTCTAATCAGAATGCGCCTGTAGGTTTCTCTTCCATTTATGAAATGCGTGAACTTCATACCGGCTTCTTCGATATAGTCATTTCTGTTTCCAACGATTTCAAATGTATCATTCGGTAAGTAGGCGGTGTATGAAACAGGCGCTCCTATGTAGCCGTCATAGTCTGTAGGAATCAGGCTGCACTTTGGACAATCGATTGCAGGGAATGAATCATAGTGTCTGTACGTATGATCTTCATAGCGGCATGGATGGAACACTTTGTTTTCTACTGCAAGGTTCGTGTACCAGCGCGCAATTCCTAAATTCACATCCGGTCCTTCTTCTACAGAAAAAAAACGCGGCTGATTATATCCGGACCATACTGCATTGTTCTTGAGCAACGGAAAGCAGCATTTATAGGTGATTGCGCCGATATTGCAGATTATGAGAAATTTCTTCTCATATTTCATTAGCAGGCAAATGTATTCCCGAAATAACGAGAAAGGCGGGTTAGTGATAATCACATCAGCTTCCTGCAGGAATTGAACACATTCGTCTGATCTGAAGTCTCCGTTCCCGTCAAGCTCATAAACATGCATACCTTCTTCTGTTAGGATTGTTGCAAATGCAGGTTTATTGTCCGGCTCATAATAAGTAGTAATCAGCTTTTTCAGTTTGAGCGCATAGAAGTTATCAGCAAAGTAACTATAGAATTCGCTGTGCCCTGGTCTGTCACAATTGCAGTAGACAATCTTTCCTTCCAACTGTTCCCAATAGTGGCACAGCTCTTCTTCTATTTCTATACGCCTTGTGTAGTATTCGTCGTATCTAGTCCGCTGGGCGCGGTTCAGGGCTGAATTATCCATGGATCCGTTCCTTTTTGCGTATCGCAATTCGTGCATATCTGCTCTTTCCATCCGTGCAGATGGTTTCTTTATCGCCGGTTATCAATCCTGATTCCGCCGCTTTACTAGAATTCGGAGGAAGGGATAAACTCTCTCTCTCTCTCTCTCTCTCTCTCATAGACAAGATCTTCATTATCATTGCCTTTACGGAAAGAGACGATTTCAAATTGATCAGGGTTGTATTGAAGCATGAATGTAATCGGGACTCCCATTACCCCTGCATAGTCAACGGGAATGTTGGCTACTCTATCCACGTTTATGGCATCGTAATTGAGATAGCGCGGATAGCTTTCAGGATTGTATTTCTTCGAAAGATTCAGGCTTATGCGCTTATCAATGCATAGATTGGTGTACCAGCAGATGCTGCCGAACTTCTCAAGGGTTCCATTTGAATTTAAAAAAGCTTTCGGCCTGCTGTAGCCTATGGAAACAGTATTGTTTGCAAGCAGCGGGAAGAACTCTTTATAAGTAACGGCATTCAGGCTTCCGATGATCAAGAATTTCTTCTTGTACTGCATGAGCATAGAAACAAATTCTCTGAACAGTGAAAAAGGCGGATTAGTGATCACAATATCGGATCCCTTTAGAAACTGCACGCATTCATCAGAACGGAAATCACCGTTGCCGTTTAGCTCTTGAATGCTTATTCCCTCTTCAGTAAAGACAGTTGCATGTACAGGCTTATCCGGCTCATAGTAGGTAACTATAAGCTTCTTGAGCTTGAAAGCTTCAAAATTATCAGCAAAACAGTTAAAGAAAGCACTGTGCCCCGGCTTATCACAGTTGCAGTAAACAACTTTGCCTGCTAGCTGGTCTGTATAGTGCTGTAACTCTTCTTCTATATCAACCCGTCTTGTATAAAATTCGTCATAGCGTCTTTGTTTCGCGCGGTTCAAGGATTCATTACTCATATTTCAATCCTACTATCAAATTAATAAAATAAATCAATACAGATTGAAAAATTATTTAAATTTCGGAATTTCCAACTAAAATAAAGGTTTATAGTATAAGCGGCTGAATATGAAACGAAGCCATAATTCGGAAAAGGGCGAAGAGCCCTTTTTTCCTTTTGGAGAAGAAATGAAGAAGAAAGTTGGCGCCAGAAACTATGCTTTGAAATTCTACAAATCGAAAGCATGGAAAGAGCGTTCAGTAACGTACAGAAAGCAGCATCCATTATGCGAAAGATGTTTGGCGAAAGGCATTTATACACCGGCGGCTCTGGTGCACCACAAGATTCACATTGACGAAAACAACATGAACGATCCGTTCATTCTGCTTTCAGATGAAAATCTTGAAGCGCTATGCCACGATTGCCATAATGACGAACATTCCGGCCGTGTAGAAAAAGCGCGCCGGTTTAATCCGGATGGATCTTTAATTCTGTAGGAGGTGATCTGATTGGCTGAATATAAACCGAAATCGCAGGCGGCTTACAAGTCCGCTATTGTGAAAAGCATGAAAAGCATGAAGACCTACAAGCCGGAATTTGATCTTACGATCAGCACTCTGGCAAATATCATGCATTTACGTGACTTGAATATGAAAGAATGGATTGATGCAGGATTTGAGCAGGTTTCCCGCTATACAAACAGAGCGGGCTTTGAAAATGTAAGCAAATCTGCTTACTACCTGAACAACCTGCAGTACAACGAGCAGATTTTGAAGTACTCTAAAGCCCTTGGACTTGCACCGGGTGATGCAAAGAAAATGGGCGTATCTTTTGAGCCGGAGGAAGAAGACTTGAGCGAATATGAGTAGCTCTGATCAATTCCCTTATTTAATAGAGTACAAGAAGAAATCTGATTCCGGTGAAATCACTCTTGGCCGGTGGATGAAGCTTAATCTTGAATATGTAGAACGCGGCTTGAAAGAGGGCCGCTTTTTCTATGATTCAGAGAAAGCGGAAAAGAAGATACGGTTCATTGAAAACCAGATCAATTTCGTGGAAGGACGCTCCGGCTTATTCAAACTTGAGCTTTGGCAAAAGTACTTTGTAGCATGTATGTTCGGGCTTATAGATGAAGACGGTTTACGGCATTTTCAAGAGTTTGTTTTGATAGTAGCCAGAAAGCAGGGGAAGTCCGTTCTGGCAGGCGCTATCGAAACCACGATTGCATTTACCGTGCCAGAAGCCGGTATGCAGCTGTATAACATTGCGCCAAAGCTTGATCAGGCAAACATCATTTACGAGAAACAGTTCCTTCAGATGGTTGCCAAAAACAAGCTGCTGTCCAAAATGGGACGAAAAAGAAAATCTGATTTCTACATTGATAAAACAAACAGCTATGTTAGACCGCTTGCTTTTAACAGTAAGAAATCAGACGGTTTTAACCCGTACTTTGCCTGCTTTGACGAATTTGCCGCATGGCCCGGAGTACAGGGAACGAACATGTACAACGTCATGCAGTCTGCTACAGGTGCACGGGACGAACCGGTTTCTATAGCCTGTTCTACCGCCAACTTCATTGACAACGGCTTGTACGACACTTTGTTCCCGCGGTGTACAAACGTTCTACTAGGCAATTCTTCTGAAGAATCTTTATTGCCGTTTATCTACATGATAGATGATCCGGACAAATGGGACGATGTGCAGGAATTGAAGAAAGCTATGCCAAATCTGGGCGTATCTTTCAAGGAAAAGAACCTGCTGAAGGAAATCGCAAAAGCGCATGAAAGCAGAGATTACAGGCGTGAATTCATCACGAAATACTGCAACATCAAGCAATCGCTTTCCGCTGCGTGGTTAGAAAACGCATGGATTCAGAGTTCACAATGCGAACCGCTCAAACCGCAAGACTTTGGACAGCTTGCAGGCGTAGGCGGCGTTGACCTGTCTCAAACCACGGACCTTACCGCCGCCTGTATCGTGATCGAAAAAGGCGGCATACACTATATTCTTTCCCACTTCTGGCTGCCAGCCGGCCGTATTAAAGAGCTGTCTGAACGAGATCATATTGATTACGGACTGATGGTTTCTTACGGCTTTCTATCGCTGTCCGGAGATAAATTCGTTGAATATCAGGATGTTACAGAATGGTTCCTTGTCATGAGGAATGTCTATAGAATCAATATCGTTGCTATCGGGTATGACCGTTATTCTTCCACCTACTTTGTAAGTGAAATGAGGAATAACGGTTTTTTGATGGATGACGTGAATCAGGGCACTAACCTTACACCGATGATTGATGAATTTGAGGGATTGATAGCAGACGGAAAGGTAAGGACCGGCAACAACGGCTTACTGCAAACACACATGAAGAATTCTGCTGTTATGCATGTAGCCGGAGATAAGCGGGTAAGGCTGGTTAAGATATCGCCGGAACTGCACATAGACGGAATGGCGGCTATTACAGACGCTTTAGCCGTCCGAAGCAAGTACAAGGACAAGTATCAGTGGATACTTGACGCCAACAACAAAGGCATTGAACAGGCTGTTTTAGACAGTCTTGACGATGACCTGGATGACCTGTTCACGATTGATGAAAGTGAGGCAATTGAATGGGATGGTTAAAAGACCTGTTCCGAAACCGCAATGACCCGAACGGAATACAAACCGTTGTAGCAGAAGCACCGGGCATTGACGGTTTGCTTGAATACGAGAACGGCCAATGGGTGATTAAAAGAGGTGAAAACAAGTACAGCTTTGTTGATTTATACAAGCTGACACTTGCACGGGAGTGTATCAACAAGATTGCTACAGAATGCTCCAAAGCCAGACCGGAATTGAGAAATCCGAACCGGAAAATTAATTACATTGTGGCCAAATATCCAAACGAGTATCAAACCTGTTCACAATTTCTGTACCAGCTAGTAACCATGCTCATGGTAGACAACAACGCCTTTATCATTCCTATTTATGACGAAAAAGGAAATGTTTCCGGCTTGTGGCCTGCAAGCAAGGACGATGTGACAGTAGGCGAAATAGACGGCCGTCTCTGGGTTATCTATCACTTGGAAGACGGTACTGAATATCCGGTTGAATATGCCAGATGCGGGCATTTGAAGCAGATGCAGTACCGTCACAAAATCTTTGGTGATGATAACGGGCCGTTTAAAAAAGCCGCAGAGCTTTACGAGGAAAATCTGGATAAGACAATCAATGCCGTTATTGACGGTTCCCAGCCTATCCGGTGGAAAGGAAAGCTCAATGTCCCTGTAAACAGTATGGCGGACCTGAAAGAGCAGCAGAAGTGGCTCTATAACATCAATGTCATTGGAAACAAAACCGGCATTTTTGTGTACGACGGGCGCTTTGAATCTCTTGAGGAAGTCACGAAAGATTACAAGCTGATCAATGCGGAAGACATGGACCAGATCAAGAAAGACGCGTATGAGTACTGGGGAGTATCGTCCGATATCCTGCAGAACAAATACACGGAAGATACGTGGAACGGATTCTATCAGTCCCGTATTGAACCGGTGCTTGATCAGATCGGGGAAGTGCTGACAAAGATCCTGTATTCCAGAAGGGCAATTATCTATAACGATGATGAAGTGTTATTGACCAGTAACAAACTGCAGTATGCGTCTATCAAAACAAGAAAAGATATTGCTTTCGGAATTGTGGACCGCGGCATGGGTGATCTAAACCACGGTTTGGAAATCCTGAATCTTCCGCCGCTTCCAGATGAACAGGGTAAGTACAGGTT